CTGCGCGAGCGGGCCCGGCCGATCAGTGACTCGTCCACCGAGCACTACACGCTGCGCCATCTGGAGCACCACCTGGGCACGAGGGACGCCCAGCGCCTGACGCCCGAGGATTTGCGGGGCTACTGCGCTGCGCGCCACGACGACGGCGCCGGGCCCTACACCTGCAACATGGACATCGGCAAGCTCGGCACGGTGCTGCGCTACGCCGCGCTGGCGGCCAAGGTGCAGCTACCCGATGTGGTGGGCCAGGCCCGGCCGCTGCTTACGCACCTGGGGCTGATTGGAGGCGGCGGGCGACGGGAGCGCCGGCCGACCGAGGACGAGCTGCAGCGCCTGGTGGAGTACCTGGAGCGCGAGCACGGCCAGATGTACGCCGATGTGGTGCGGTTTGCGGTGTTGACGGCCATGCGCCGCGGCGAGATCGTCCGGCTGCGCTGGGCCGATGTGGACGCGGCCAAGAAGCTGGTGCTGGTGCGCGACCGCAAGCACCCGCGGCGCAAGGTGGGCAACAACGAGTGGATTCCCCTGCTGGGTGACGCCTGGGCCATCGTGCAGCGCCAGGCCAAGGGGGAGCTGATCTTCCCCGCGCATGAGCAGACGCTCAGCAAGTACTTCCTGTGGGCCTGCCGAGCGCTGAGCATTCCCGACCTGCACTTTCACGATCTGCGGCATGAGGGCACATCACGCCTGTTCGAGGCGGGCTACGAGGTGCAGCAGGTGGCGCTGGTCACGGGGCACAAGAGCTGGAACATGCTCAAGCGCTACACGCAGCTCAAGCCCGAGGATCTGCACCGCTAGGCCGAAGCCACCGCCTCGCGGCAGCGGTCCAGATACGCATCCACATCCCGGTAGTCCGCCCAGCGTTTGCCGTGGGCGCGGTACGTCGGCACGGGAAAGCTGCTGTCGCTGATCTCGTTGTTGATCGTCGCGCGGGCCATGCCCATCACCTCGGCCAGGTCGTCTACGTTCAGCCGCGGGCCGTACTTGTCCAGCAGCCAGGCTTGCGTCATCAGGCTCATGTCAGTGGATCCCGTGGTGTTGTTCGGTGGCCCGCACCAGCGCCACGCCCTTGTGATCGCGGGCCAGGGCGCGGGCCTTGAGCTCAGCCATGCGCTGCTGGCGCTGGTACAGCGGCTCCCAGCCGTCAGCCTTGAACAGCTCGCCCTGCGACGGTGAGAGCTGCAGGTATCTGTACCAGTTGTGGCCACGCTCCTTCTTGCGCCAGGCGGCCGGCATCTCGTGGTCATCCATGGCGCGCATGGCGTCGGCCTTGCGCTGCAGCTCGGCGATCTGCGACTCCAGAGCGGTGAGGTTCATGCGGTCTCCCTTGCTTTTTGTTCCAGCTCGATGAGCAGGTCGATGAAGTGGCGGGCCTTCTCCAGGTCCGCGATGCCGCCCTTGGCGCGCCAGCGGGTGATGTACTTCACGACGCTGCCCTCAATGAACGGCAGGCCGTTGGCGTGGATGTACTGCACGGGCTGGATGGCCAGGCCCTTGTAGTGGGTGCCGGCGACTTGGGTTGCGAGCGCGCTGGTGGTCATGCTTGCCCCTTGAGCCAGCGCTCGATGTTCCTGGCGAAGTGGTGGTGAAAGCCGCCGTTCTGGTGCCAAAGGTTGGCGATGACCTCGTCGGTCAACGTGCGTTGCGGCTGCTCGGCTCTCACGCACGCTGGGTGGTGGTCGCGCCAGGTGCAGTGGCCATCACAGAACTGCTCCTGTGCAGCCTCACACACGCCGTCTTTGGCGATGTCGCAGGGCTCCTGCTCCGTCTGCTCCAGCGCGGCCTCCAACGCCCGCTCCGCATCACAAAGCTGTTCGCAACCAATCTCGCGGCGGTATCCGCGCAGGGAATTCAGCGCCTGCTGGGCGGCGGCCCTCAGATCACTCATTGCTTCACCTCCACCCGCGACGGGCAGCGTTGATCCTCGATCACCCACACCCCCATCCACACCTGGCGTGTGGCTTCGGGATGCACCGGGCTGTTGCGCTCGTTACGGGCGCAGGTGTCGCACTCCAGCCGGCAGGGGTTGCCGGCGCAGCGGGCAAAGTCTTGGGCGCGGTAGGGGGTCATTTCGGTCCCCCCACATCTGCCCAGTGCGTCACGCCATCGACGATGCCGCCGCTGGCCGCATCGAACCACGCGCCGGCTTCGTCGTCCCACCAGCCCGAGAACCACTCCCGGGTGTCGCGCCAGCACAGCACGCTGATGTCCGCGTCGGGCTTGGTGGCCGCGGGGGTCCAGGTTAGGGTTTCGGTCATTGCATTGCTTCCCAGGCTTGGATGAAATCGATCAGCTCGGCCATCTCGGCCTTGCTCAGCCGGCTGGTGCGCTGGAACACCACGTCCACGCCGTGGCCGTCCAGGGCGGGCACCACCACCAGCTGCTCGCCGCGGGTGCGCATCCACGCGGCCGTGAGCAGGCGCTTCCAGACCTCGGCCTCCCACTTCCTGCCGGCCCACTCGCGCCGGCTGGCGATGTCGGCCAGGGTGGCGTGCAGCAGGGCGTTCTGGCGGTTGTTGCGCCGCTCCTCTTCAACAGACAGCGTGATGCGCTGGCCCTGCAGCAGGCGGGGCTTGAGCCAGCCCCACAGGCGCTGCAGCGTGACGTGGGCGGCCTGGGGGTTGTCGAGGGTGATGCTGTGGGTCATGCCAGCCCCTTGATGGTTTCGTTCAGCGCGTCCAGCTCATCCAGCTTGCGCACCGCCCAGGCCCGCTTCTGTCCGTGCCAGCCCATCACGGGGCCGCGGTGGCAGCTCTCGCACAAGGCCACCGCAGTGAACTGCAGGCCCTGCTTGATGTGGTGCGCCTCGCTCGGGCCCGGGGCGCCGCACACACTGCACGGCAGCTCCTTGACCCGCGCCAGGTGGGCGCGCTCGCGGGGGTTGAGCCGGTTGTGCATTACCAGGGCACGTCGTCTTCAACCGGGGCCGCAGACCTTGCCTGCCACGCCTCATCCTTCTGCCGCGCCGGCTTGGTGTCCTGCGGCTGGCTCTTCTTGGCCTCGCGGATCACAGCGGCCTGGAACTCATCTGAGCCCCAAGCGTGGCGCCAGTAGGTGCCGTCGTCCTTCTTCTGGGCGGGCCAGGAGATGAACTCACCCTTCTCGCCGCTCTTGATGCGGCAGCCCTTGATGGACAGGAACTCGGGCCTGTCGCCGTTGGCCAAGCCGACGTTGAACTGGTCGCCAAACCACTTGGTGGTGATCTTCATGCTGCTTCTTTCTCTGGTTGGTTGGCCTTGATCAAGGCACGGAGCTTGGATTCGGTCTTGAGCAGCGACCACACAAACACGCGCTGCTCGTTGCTCTCAAAGGTGGCGGGGTCGTACCAGATGCGGATGGCATCCAGGTCGCGCTCGTTGCGGTGGCAATCGATCATGTGCAACGCCACCTCGGTCATTTCGTTGCGCTCCTGCTCCTGCAGGGCGTCGGCGGCGCCGTCCGTGGCGCTGATGGGGCCGGTCTTCGGCGGCTTGACCTCAGCCTTGGGCTCAGGCTGGTCCTGCTCGGGCAGGTCCTCGCCGGCATAGATGTACAGGCCCAGGCCGTGCATGGCGATGGCCTTGGCCAAGCAGCGCATCACGGCGGTGTTGACCGCAAAAGCGTCGGGGTTCTTGATGGCCTGGTTGCGGTGGTTCATCACCGGCAGCAAGCAGCACTTGGTGTTGCCCTTGATGGTGACGCTGACCTTGACCATGGCCGATGTGTCGGGCATGACGATGCAGGGCAAGCCGCTGAACTCATGCGCCTGCCAAGTGGCCTGCGCATCCAGCTTCAGCACTTCCGCCCAGGCCCAAGCCCAGGACAGGTACGTCAGGCCGTTCTTGCGTTCGGTGTGATCGTTGACGTTGATCTTGAGCAGCTCGCTCATGGGGTGATCTCCTCAAAAAGGCAGTGGGCGGAACGAATCGCGCAGCACGCCGGCCCACATGCGGGCCACGCGCCAGTCGCGGCGGAGAACGGCGCGCAGCACGGCGCGGGTGAGGTGCACGCGGCTCACAGCAGCAGCCCCAGCACCACAGTGGTCACCACCGCAGCGGCCACCACCATCAGCACCAACAGGCGGTCGGCGCGGTCCACTTCCGACAGCTCGCACGCCTCGGGCGTGGGGCAAGGCAGGCGGCCTTGCTCGCAGGGTCCGTGGCACTTGTTCATGCGGCCCACCAGTGCACCAGCGCCAGGGCCAAGCCCAGGCCGATCAACGAGGCCAGCAGCACGCTGCCCACGGCGTCCATGCGCCGGCTGGTGCGCTCCACGGCATACGCCCACTGCCGGTCGGCGGGGAACGCCTCCTGCAGCGTGCGCGGGAACTTG